TTCTCCTGTGACTAATTTATTACTGCATGAAATTCTTCGCCCATTAACTTTTCAGTGGTATGTTTACGATATCGTAATTGAAGTTCTCCTCGTTATAAACTTTGATTCTTTCAATTAGATGATTAAGTGTATAGTTTCTCCGTGAATTGTAGGAAATGTCGTCAGCAATGTCATAGAGAGTTGCCTTGGTTTTGTTATTTCCTTTCCTGAGCACCCTTCCAATAGACTGGAGATTCCGAATTCTAGATTTGGATGGAGAAGCAAAAATAACATTATGGAGGTTCTTGATGTTAATACCAGTACTAAACGTTCCATATGAAGCGACGATGATCGCGTTGTTTTCCTGCTCTGTAATCTCTCTTACTTGTTCTCTGTCTTGTGTTGCCACACCACCGTGAACAAAGAAAACGTGTCTTTCTTCTACACTACCATTATTTATTAAATCATATAATGGTTGACCATGCCCCTCAACTCTTGAAAAAAGAATGAGAGTATTTCCCTTTAAGTCGAGTGCAAGATTTCTAATAAATTTGTTGCGTTTTTCATGATTGATGATATACTGAACTTCTTCCTCAAAGTTTTCAAATTTATGGGCAGGATGTTTTAATAGGAGAACATTAATATCTAAGGTGGCAACGTGCCCCTTTTTCATCAGTTCTTCTGTTCTGATAATTTTATAAGATGGACCAAACAATCCTTCTAGAACCCACTTATGAGTTTGGGTGCCATCAAGAGTTCCAGTAAATCCATAACGATATTTTGCATCTCCAAGTTTTGTCATTATAGATATTAATGACTTACTTTTGAACTGGTGCGCCTCATCCCCAACAATAACTGAGAATCTCTCAAAATACTTTCGGGGGAGTTTGTAGATCGATTGCCAGGTAGTAATGATAACTTGAGAGTTTGTCTCTCGTTCTCTACCAGCGTATATCTTGTGGCAATATGAACCTACGTCCCAGCCATAGTCTGCAAAATCTTTATACATCTGCTCTACTAGCGAAGTCGTCGGAACAACTATCAGAGTATTTTGTCCGCGTTCAACGTGATATCTCACAATCGAATATATCATCAGAGACTTTCCAGAGGCAGTTGGGGATATCAACAACCTTCTATTATGCTTTAGGGCGTCGTATACGCCTTCTACCTGATAATCTCTAGGTGCATACTTACTAACCGCAGTCATATAATCTTTCACACCTTCTTTTGAGATTATTTTATTAACCTCAAAAGGAAGACCATAGAACTTGTTCTCTACGAACTCATAGGAGTATTCGTGGTCTTTACAGAATTGTATAACCTTATCTAACAACCCAACGTATATCTCTCCATTCTGGGTGTTGAATAGACGTATTTTTCCATCCCAATACTTGTTACGGTATTGAGGCATAAATTTAGCACCTGGAACCTCAAATGTAAACTGGTCTGCCAGTTCATAATAGACGTGAGGATCCGCCTTAATTTGAAGAAAAACTTCGTTCTTCTTCGATATAATCAAATGAGACATAATCCATAAGATTCACCTATGAATATTTATTACCCCACTTTATACTTATAATAATTATTGCTGATTGAATGTATAATCTAATATCATTCTTTGAAGACTGTCGCGCATATACCAAAGATGCTCCTGTTCTTGATATGGTCTAGCAGGTGCTCCTGGCCAATATTTAATAGTTTCCAAAACAGAATGATGTAAAAGACGCACGTCTGATATAGTTAAATTTACTTGGTACTCAAATTCTTGATCTTCCATTAGAATCCTGCTTGGAACTTTTGCCAGTCAATAGCATTTTTAATTTGAAAGGTTCTATTTGATACTGTCTTGATAATTTCCTCTAAAAATTTTAAAGAAGTATCGTAGTAGCGAATCTTCATATCAATCTTATTTAACCGATCATCTGCATCTAGATAGCGTTGAATAGCATCTTTCTCACGGACTTTATATGGAAAAGGTTCTTCTTCATACACAACAGGGTCTGCTTTACCTGTGTAAAAGTTATGACGTTCAAGTTTTACTTTGTTATATTGCCCTCTTGCTTTCTCTCTCAGTAATGTTATAGTATTGTATACTGTATAATACTTTGAATGAAGTTGTGGAATCTTTAAAGATTCATCATGTAGGTTATCAGGATCTATAACAGAGTCTCTCTGCCACATTTCCTGAATTTTTTCAAGATCCATTATTTAATAGAAGAGGTCAATTGATATACAGTATACTTGAATGTTGCCTGTGCTGTAAAGTAGTTCACGTCAGTTGATGTTGCATCAAAGTCTAATGAACTTAAAGACACTGGGAACATATCAAGGAATTTTACTTTAGCAACCTCGTTAAAGTTGCTGTTTAAAATGCGAAGAGTACCATCAGCAAACTGTTCGTTCATATCTCTGATACCATCTCTATCAGTGGTAACATCTTTGAACTGTTGTGCTGTTTCTGGGAAACCTAATCCAGTAATCCATTCGTGGACTATCCTGTAGTTCTCCATATTCTCATCAACAAGAAATTGAATAGATAAATCTCCATAAGTGAGTTTATCACCAGGAACATCAATATCTTTCAAATATGATGGTTGAGTGGCAGTACCAAGCGTAACTTCTGGAATTCTAGCAGTATTGCAGTAGAAGTCAACCTTCGGGTACTTACCAAGATTAAATTTAAATCCAATACCAGATAAAAAATTCCTATTATTAATCTGGTTGGCCCAACTACAATTTCCCATCAGAGGTTTTTAGGTATTTAGACAAAAAAAGAGGGTCCAAAGACCCTCCAGTATAACCTTGTGAGATTAGATCACATGAGGTTGTTAACGCGAACACGTCTGTAGTAGCGGTTGGTGTTCTTAGTAAGAGCGCCAGCGCCGACACTTGTGCCTTCTGCGAAGGGGTTAGCAACAATACCATAACGGGTCTTGAAGCCGATTTTTGGTTGGAAGGTGTCCTGACCAACTGCACGAACCATCTGAAGGGGAACGTATGGGCAGTAGAACAGTCCAGCATCATAAGGGGAAGCACCCTTATAACCAACAACGTAGTACTGCGAAGCAGCACTGTTTGCAGAATAAGGATCGATGTATACACGATACTTACCTTGCAGAATACCAGCGAAGGTATTACCTGCATCGTCAACCTGGAGACCAGCGTTAAGTGCAGGGGTGTAATCAAGAACACCAGCCATAGTCAGGGCGGAAGCAACGTCTGCAGAGCAGAGGATCATGTTGCCCTTTCCACGACGAGTTCTTTGTGCGATTGCGTTAGCATCGCGCTCGATTTGGAAAATAAGTCCTTTGAACTTCTCAACACTCCAACGTCCGTTGGAATCGGTGTCGAGGTCAAATGTACCAGCAGAAGCAACGTTTGCTTGAGCACCAGACTCAGCAACGTTATAGATGGTTCTGATGACTTCACGGTTGATCTCGGCAAGGATCTCTGTGGAGAGAATGTTTGCGAGTTCAGCCTCAGCGTTCAATCCGTGGATTGCCTTGAGGTCTTGTGCCAGTTCCAAGGAATACTCTGCTTTCAGAGCGCGGCTCTTAGCAGTAACGGTGACTTTCTCGATCGAGAATGCCATTTCGTTGAAATGTCCTTCTGTACCATCTCCAAGGCTTTCTGCCTCGTCGGTACGCATACCCTGACCTACGTTGTAGGTTGTTCCGGTTTGACCAGATTCTGGGTTAAGAAGTCCAGGATTGCTACCAGATTGTGCGGTAGTACCCATACCAACAGCACCACCAGTGAATCCTGCGGTGTTGTCGTTCGCTGAAGATTGTCCAGAGAATGCGGTGTCTGCTTCGTTGAACAGTGCCTCGGTTCCGCTCTGATTAGCATAGCGGGAGCGCATTGCGAAGATCAGTCCAGTAGGACCAGACATTGGTTGAACGCCTGCGAGGTCATAAGCGACCAGGTTAGGCATTGCACGTCTGATCAGGGAGATCAGAACGGGGTCGAAACCAGCAACGGTTTGACCACCAGCGGAAGTATATCCTCCAGCACCAACTGCGTTGGTAGGACCTTCGGAAAGGAACTCACGCTCTTCCTTAATTGTTTGTTCTTGGTTCTCTAGGAGAACGGCGGTAACAGCTCTGCGGTGGGAATCCTTAATTGGATCCATTCCCTCATAGTCGAGAATGGGTGCCCACTTTTCCTGCAGAGCCTCTGTGTTAGGCATTTGCATTTTTTTAAAAAAGTTATAGTTTGAATTTATGATTTAAAAATCACTTTTTAGCAGCTCTAGAGAGAGTTTGCAGATAGGCTTGCATCATTGGGGATACCTCTTCAGAGATAACCTCGTTGGTAGAAACCTCTTCTGAAAGATTCTCGGAGGTGCTTGGAGTGCCAGCGGACTCAGGGAAATAAGATTTCCTTAGAGTTACCAGTTTCTCGCGATAGTCTGCTTCACTTTCAAACTCAACATTTTCTGCAAGAGTAGCGAGCTTCTCTTTCTGAGTGACTGCAAGTCCTTCAGAGACAGTAGCAAAAACGCCATCTGCATTAGATTCTGCTAATCTACGATTCAGAGCAACATTTCTGTCGATCTGTTCGTTGAGTTTACCTTCCATTTCATCTAGTTTATCTACCATGCTCTCAAGTACATCGTATTTTTCTTCAGGGATTGTTACATAATGTTCTTCAAAGAGACCCTTCATTCCAGTAATGAAGGATTCGGTAATTTCATTTTTAAGTCCTTGCTCAACAGCAAGTGCATTTTCTTGGAACCACTCGTCAGCGACGTACTCCAAATAGGAGTCCATACGCTCACTGAGTTCTTCACGAATAGAAGAAACTTCTTCTACCAGAGCATTCTGATATGTTTCGTGAAGCGCATCTTTCATTTCAGCAACTTTTGTTTTAACTGCTGCTTCAAAGATAGTGCGTGCTTTATCTTGGAACTCTTCAGAGAGATCTTCACCTTCTAAAAGTGCTTGAACATCTG